TAAATTTACTACCAGAAACTTTCATACGAGACGATCCTCGTAAAGAAGGTGAATGGGTTGGTTCCGAATATCTAAAACAGGTTATGATGTTATACACAGACGGTAAATGTGGATGGTTGAAAGGTGGGCAAGATCATGTTCAGGAATCATGGGTAAGTTGGCCACTCATATGGGATGGTAATTTCATTACGAGTAATTGTAACTTATGTCCAGAAACAACAAAACTCTTATATTCAATAGAAGGTATACATGTAGCTGGGTTTTCATTAATGAAAGGAGGTGTAAAACTTAAGGAACACGTTGATTATGTAGGCGATGATTATATATTTACATATCATTTAGGTATTAAATGTCCAGAAAACTGTATACTTCATCATATAGATCTAGGTGAAGTTACAGAAGAAGATGGTAAACATATAATCATGAATGCTCGTAAAAAACATTGGGCAGAAAATCAATCGGATAAAGACAGAATTATTTTATACATGGAAATTTATAAACCGATTAATATCTAAAATAAGAACAACACGCGTTTGTTCATCAGTTTTATCAACACTATGGTACCGTGCGTGATCAAAAAGAACATCTTCACCGGGTTCGTGTTTATGAATTTCAAATTCGGTATTGAGATTACTCGTCCCTTCGAGGGTTAAATGGTACCGTAACTGTAAATTACTTTCAGCCCGATGTGCTGGTATAGACATTGGTCCTTCCATGACTGCAATCATGGCATGATCAACACACGGTATACTTTTTAAAAATGCGTATATGTTCGGAAAATCGTGTATTTTATAGTAATAATACTTTTCGTTACGGTCGAACCAGGGATCGAGATCGTGGAAATACCATTTTTGTGCATTTTTGTATAACCTATCGTATTCGTCTTTTATATCGAAAAAGTGTTTTTGAACACGCCAAAGGCCTGGAAAATCGTCGACCGAATAGTGTGGTTTATAGAAAAATAAGTCTACAAGTGAGTTTCGTATACCCACTAAGGGTCGTAAAGGTTTTTGAAAATAGAGTCTATCGATTGGATTTTTTAAATAATCGTTGAGTAACAGTACAAATGGTAGCACGAGAAACCACATTTTTTTTTCTGTATATATAATAAATGCCAGGTTATAAAGGAAAAGAATCCTACGCACCAGACCAAAACGATAAAATCAATACGTTAGATAAACGGTTTCTTGGTTTAACGAATGTTCAAATTGGTTTATTCGCTTTACCAACTATCATCACTCTCATAGCACTTGTATTAGTTGTTCTGAATAAAAAGGCGAGACGTAATCCAATCGTTTACGTTTCAATACTTATTGGTATACTTCATTTTTATCACCACTACACGCTCACAAGGTTACAAAATAAATATGTTCAATAATTATAGTATACATGCGTGTTCGTGTACGAAAAAGTCCGCGATTTGATAAAAAGTTTAGTCTCCTGAAAGTGTTCTTAAAACTCACGATAACACGAAGTTCGAGTGTGTAAAAGTAAAGAATCTACGTGACTTAAAATACGAAAACGTCGACGTTATCGCCATTGACGAAGCGCAGTTTTTTAGGGGTTTGAAAAAGTTTGTACAAAGAGCACTCGACGATAAAAAAATCGTTCTATTAGCGGGTCTAGACGGCGATTATAAACAAAGAAAGTTTGGTGAAATCTTAGACTGTATTCCTCTCGCCGATAAAGTTTTCAAAATATCGGCCATGTGTATGGAGTGTATGGACGGAACACACGGCCCTTTCACGAAACGTATCGTCAATAACTCTAGAAGAGAACTTATAGGGGGTAATGATTTGTATAAAGCCGTGTGTAGAAAACACCTTTGATTTTTTATACTCTATTAAAATAAATGTTCACGGTCGAAGAACCTTACGGATTCACACAGTTCCAAGCTTGGATAATAGCACTCACACTCGGAATTGTAATACACAGGAGGCGTCAGAGATCAGAAAATTATATTCAATATTAATATACAATAATGCAATTACAAAATAAAAAAACTTTTATGAGCGCGGTATTCGCAAATCTAATTTTCCAAGGTCTCGTTGCGTATCAATCTGCAAAAACAGTTATAGAAAATCCACAATATAGCGATTTTATGGCGCGAAATGCGCTTTTGAATTTATTATTGTTATTCGGATTATTCTTAACTCTCGTTTTTGTCAAAATGAGTTTACCGGTTAAGTTTATGATTTTCACACTTATATCCGCACTCATAGGCGCGTACATATCTCCACAAGCAGACGCTAAGGAATCTCTTCTCGAAGTTGTCGGTATATTCATAGCCTTGTTTGTTTTGGGTTTGTTAAGTGTACAGTTTGGTTTAGATTTCAGACCTATGGGTATTTTTCTTTTCTTGGCTCTCTTAGCATTACTAGTATCGAGACTATTTAGTCCAGATAAAAAGAAATACGCAAAAATAGGTTCGCTCATATTCGCACTTTTTGTAGTTTACGATACAAATAATATTTTACAAAAAAATTACGGAGGTGATTTTATAAATGCGTCCATGGACTACTTTTTAGATATACTCAATTTGTTTCAATACAACACGGAAGAATAAATTATTAGTATATTATAATACATGCGAGTTCATTTAAAAAAAAGTCCGCGTTTTGATAAAAAGTTTAGAGTCACATTTGAAAACGGTAAAACGGTCGATTTTGGGGGTAAAGGGTACACGGATTATACGAAACACAAAGATCCTTTACGTATGCGTTCGTACGTCATACGCCACGGTGGTTACGTTCCTCATATAGTTCAAAAACAAACCGATCGTACACTTGTTCACAAAAACATGTTAGACGTTACGCGAAGCGATAAAGAAAACTGGACGAAATCAGGTATCTATACCGCTGGGTTCTGGTCGCGTTGGCTCTTATGGAGTTACCCAACACTCGAAGGGGCTAAGAAAAACATTTCTAAGAAGTTTGGTTTAACTTTTGTCTAATACCACGCCTTTCGAGGTTTGCTTTCAAAGCCGTCATTAAATTTGCACGCGGGTCGCGTTTCACGGGACGTGGTGGGACCGGGGGTGCTGGGGGAATCCGGGTCACAGGGGGAACCACTCGGGGTGCTGGGGGTGTGACTTTCTTTACCGAGACACTCGATTCCATAGTTTTCAATAAAGATTTACACGTTCGTATAAGTTTTTTTGAATTACGAACCTGGATTTCCAAAGCTGGTGGTCGACGTCTTTCTATCCGCAGTTTAAGTTCTTTTTCGCTCAAGGGAACACGTTTCCCTTTTATTTTCTTAGTAACGCGAAGACCTAAACGTTTTGCTTCGTTTTTTAAAGTGTCTATCTTCATTTATATTAACCAATATAATTTTATTTGTTTAATATAAATAAATTAAAAAATGGATCGTTTACAATATTTCCTGTTATTGTGTTGTGTTTGGTCCGTCGTATCACTCGTACCTTTAAAAATATGTCCGTGTATATTTTTTAGTAACGTAACAGTAAACGGAAAACCTGTAAAAGATAAATGTTCTGATGGGTGTAATACCGTCAAAACTATTTCAGGTGTATCAAGGACTCTAGTATTACTGTCGTGTTGTTATTTAATACTTTTTTACTCGTCTAAATAAAAAAATTATCCGTTCTGTACATTTTAGCCTGGAACGTTCCAGCTTGACCTAAAACAGAAACAGACTCGTTACCATAGAGTTCCTGACACCCAATATCGTCCATACAATCGCGATTATCGTGTGTCACGGGAAGTGAATATATTTGTTCACCAGGCGTTACCGTATAATAATGGTACCTATCTCGTCTCCCCCTAACTTCTTTACCGAAAAGTGGTAACGTCTCTTCGTCAGGGCCCACAAGAACACCCATTTGTTGAACGTACCCAGGTTTATACTCTTTGATCGGTGGTTTTCTAAATTCCTTTTCAACGGGTATTTGTACTGGAACCTCTACAGGTACTTCTATGGCTACTTGTTCCTTAACTATGGTGGGGTTATACAATTGATACAATACTACAAACAATAACACTAAAATAGCTACGTAAGTTAATCTTTGTTTCGTCTTAACTTTCATTTATATGTACCAAGAAGTTATTTTTTATTAGAAATTTTTGATAAATCTATTCGACCAAGTCTAAATTGAACGAGCATCCAGAGACTAAAAAGAAGCGTTTTCAAAAAATTGTTTGCGTCTGTATCGTCCATTTTGTATATGGGACCCATGATTCTACCAAAAAACGTTTCTTCTTTTTCGTTTCCTGTAACCATCATTTCCATCTGAGTTAACGCACACGTATCGTCATTCACGGACCAATGGTAAAATATGAACGGAACGAGTAGTGAGTAAAATTCGAGGTTCTTCCTGTTTTTCATAAATGGTACAACCAACATGGTTATAAAAAACACTAAATGAATGAAGAATATAATGTTCATATCTATTAATATGGACAAGGAAAAGAAACTCCCTAAAATATGGCATCCACAACAGGAGAAAATATTAAAGTCCTGGGGCGAAGCCGCCGCGTGTTATCGTTACATGCACTACCAAGCCTATTGTTCATATAAAAATCTAAGTATGAAGTTTACGATACCTCTTATTATACTAAGTACAATAACGGGTACGGCAAACTTTGCTCAGGAAACATTTCCACCTACGGTTCAACCGTACGTACCATCTGCAATTGGTGGTTTGAACTTAATCACCGCCATTGCAACGACGATCATGCAGTTTCTCAAAATCAACGAACTCATGGAAGGTCACCGCGTCGCTTCGGTACAGTACGGTAAACTCTCGAGAACTATCCGTCTCGAACTCACGTTACCTTTGGGTGAAAGAACACAAGACGGTACGAACATGGTTGAGAACTGTAGGAACGAATACGATAGACTCATCGAACAATCACCGAACGTCCCGAAAAAAACTATTGACGATTTCGATAAGGAATTCCCAGACGACAACCAGTTCTTCAAACCCGAAATCATGCACATACAGCCCATCATGCCGTTCAGAGCCATCGCAGAAAACACCGTCATGACTAAACTCAAAGATGCAGTAACAGGTACGGCAAAAAGAGAACTCAAACGCGAACTCGATGAAATACGAGGAAATGCAGTATCAGCAAAGAAAACCGTTAAATCCGATATCGAACGAATAGAGGAACGTAAAAACGAAATATCGGATTTAAAAGATAAGGGGCTCGTAAGCCTGAAAGGTGATCTCATGAAAGAACTTCGTCGACGCACGGAACTCATGGAAGTAGTTACAGAATCACCGAAAGACGATTCACGAGATATGCCACCATCAGAAAAAGAGCAAGGTTAAAGACTGTAATGCACATCAAGTAAGGGAAAAGTTTCCTTTTTAAAGGGTCTAAAACACGTTTCTGAAGTGTAGTATTTTCCATAATAATATCTAAAGCTTGAGTAGCGAGATCACTTTCTCCATTTTCATTTTCATCGGACATGGACGCCTTCGTTACAATACATAAACAAAAAAAGAATGTAAATATTTCGCTCCACGAAAAAGAAGTTTCCGACCTGAAAAAGTACCTCGACGAAGGTAAGAACGTATTTTTGTGTGGTGCATCAGGTTTCGGTAAAACTTTCATTTTAAACCAAGTCTTAGACGAAACGAACAGTTTAGAAATCAATGACGATACATTACAGGGAAAAGATTTGTTTCTTAGTACTATACGAAACTCTAACAAACATGCAATCATAGAAGATTACGAAACGGATGTTCACGTTCTAAAACATATAATCGAATCCGTAGCTGAGGGAAAAAGTATTACGAAGAAACAACTCGTCGTAACGTCCAAAAATGTATTCTTCATGGAGAATTTCGTAACCATGATTATACCTAAACGCGAACCCGAAACTATTGTAAAACTTAAACAGAAACACCCGAACGCGTTAGTATCTGCGAAAATGTGTAACGGTAATCTACACAACTTTTTTCACTACATTGATTACCCCCACGAAAAGGATATATTCAAATCGTCTAAGGATTACGTGACCGATATTTTGTGTATCGCGAACGAAAAGGTAAACATAACGAGTAGTATACACGAACACGGTCACGTTTGGTCTATAATATCCGAGAACTTTCCGTATGCACTCGACGACAATATGGATAAGGTTTCACGATCTTTAAGTATGGCCGATATGTACGACGAGTACATGTATAAAGGCGAATGGGAAATGATGCCTTACTTTGCACTTTACGCGATAAAAATACCCAAATCGTATTTCACAAAACAACTCGAACCCAATAATGTTAAACCGGGTAAGTTCTGGACAAAGTTCGGGAACCAAAAAATGCGTCAACAAAAAGTTAGGAGTATACAAGTTAATTCAAATACAAAAATGTTACACCACGAGTTCATGCTTTTACGTGAATATGCCAAAAAAGGCGACGTATCAAAGTTTAAAGAGTATTCCTTAACACCCCAAGATTTTGACGTTATGAACCACCTCGGTATACAAAACAAACTCAAACAAAAAGAAGTTACACGAATCAAAAAAATGATTAAAGAAGAAATAGCATAATAATTAAAAAAAATGAACGTTGTTACGACCGAAGAAGAAGAATTTAAAATAACACGCGTCGTGGGTAACGAAATCTTTTACTACGGCGAAATAACAAACGAAGATATACTTGAATTCATAGAGGAGTTTAAGAAACTCGAGATCGCACTTCTCAAAAAGAAAGCCGAACTCATAGGTTACGAACCAATTATACGTGTACACGTGTGTAGCGAAGGTGGTGATTTGTTCGCGGGTCTCAGTGCCATGAACATACTCGAAAAGTCACGCGTCAAGATCGTTACCATAGCACAAGGTGCGTGTTGTTCGGCCGCCACGTTCTTACTCTTGGGAGGACACGAACGACGTATAGGTAAGAACGCACACGTACTCATACACCAAATATCAACTTCGGGGTTCTGGGGGAAATATGAGGAAGTTAAGGACGAAATGAAAATGTGCGATAAACTCATGGGAATGGTTTCGAAAACGTACAAGGAAAAAACCAAAATACCCGAGAAACAGTTCAATAAACTCATGAAACGCGACGTATACTTAGACCCCGAGGAGTGTATCAAATACGACGTCGTTCACGCGATTGATTAACGTCTATATACCTCTTATACAAACCTATTATCGTTGCTATGATTAAAAATATACACAAAGTGTTCGCATTTATGGGAATAACCTGACTTTCTGGAGGTTTAAGTCTTTCCATACGACTATAGTCAACTACCGGTGGTACCGCCATAGATACTATTTACTTACTATACTCGTATGAAAATTAATTTAGAGATTTTGGGCGCAGTTTTACAAATAAAAATGAAAAGAGTTGCTATTGATATCGACGAAGTTCTCGTCTCGTTCGTAAGACCCATGGCAAAGTTCCGTGGGTACAAGTTTCCCGCCACTAAAAGGTACCCGTACGTCTATAAAGATATGTTTAA